AGGCAAGCCAAACAGGATGGGCAACGCTGGTCGTATGAATGTTCGTGAGAGCGCCCTCAAGCAAGGTGGTAAACTTACCGCGGTTCGCAGTGACACCTCGCGCATTGATGGACGCATGAATGCGGCTGACGGTGGATGGACCCAGCAGTACCAGAGCAAGACGTTCCACCAGTTCAACCCTTACAAGGGTAATGAAAATCCCAACTCCAAGAATCTTGGTCTCGCCGCCAAGCAGTTACAAAACAATCCTCTTTCACATGCCCTTTATCGTTAGATATTTGTCTCAAACTGTTGAAAACACTCATTAAAATATTGTGCCTATATTTTAATGAAGGTCCATACCCTAAGCATAGATAGTAGTCAGCGTGATTCGAGTGTATACCCAAACTCTAACAACTATGTCATTGCGTTAGAAAATCCCATATATCACGTCGAGGAGATACGACTTATGTCTGCACGTATTCCTACACCTCAATCACCTTCACCCAATTCCTTAATTTTGAGACTGTCTTCAGGTTCAGACGAACTCAATCAATCTGTGTATGTGGGGAGACCCCAAGATAGTGGTCAAACGGGTACACCACATTACACTGGTCATATCCTTCTCGATGGTACAACCAGTATAACATTTAACGGTTCTGATGATCCCCTCGTACACCGATTTCACTCAGGACCACAGAAGGTTATCAAAGATATAGGAATTGAATTTTTGTACATGAATAACGGCGTTCTCACAACATATGAAGTTGGTAACACCGAACATGTTCTAAAGTTCGAGATTAAGTGTTCCACAGACAAGCTTGAGGGTCTAACCAAAGTTCCATTGGATAAGTTTGCGAAAAAGGAGAAGAAAAAGGAGAAAGTAAAGAATCTGGGAAGCGAGATTCTGTACAACCAGGAAGTCTATATTTACATAGGCATTATTGCCTTCTTCGGTATTGTATTGATGTTTCTTATGAAAGGGGGATCTAAAGCCCCACCCGTTCCACCACCCACTTAGCGGGTAATGGCATAGACGGGCTGAGCAGGCTTGGATACGCGAGTAGACACGGTGGAGATCATCATGTAGACCGCGATAGAGAGGAGGGTAGTAAGCACCGCGGTGAGAGCGTACTGGGTACCACCATTCTTGGGCACCTTAATGACCTGGTTAATGATGAAACGGACGACATCCATCCAGGACATCGCCGCCGCGAAAGAGAAACCAGCAACAATCGCATTGAGAGACTGGGTCTCCAGTTCCTGGGTAACAAGGGTGACAGTTTGCATAGCCGCCTTCATCGTGAGTAGTATACTATAGGTTAGGAAAATTATTTATTCTGGTAACAATTCTTCCTTTTCAATTTTTTTATACTTGGTTTTTTTAACGTTTTTTGAATTCGCAAAGAGTTGATCGTCCCCTGATATATCTCCGCTAGAGCTGCTGTCTGAATCGTTATCACCATAAACATGAAGTTTTACTCCAGAATCGTCAAAGTTCCAACCTTCAGGCTCCCATTGGCTCATTACTATTAATAGCATTTTTTAACATCTGTTCTGTCGGGTTTTGTGGCACCCATGAATCCCAGCGATCGTATGCCTCGTTAACTCGAATGAACTGTGGATCTACGCCTGAGTATCTCTCAAATGTGGGACACTCGTTTGAGTCTACAACCTCCATTTCCTCATCATCAGAGTCATCTTCGTCTTCGTATAGATCTGGGAACATAGTTCCAACAGTCTCACCAACTGCGTTCATAGCACAGTATTTCATCGCATATTCCATGTCTTCTGAGAGTAACGTGTCTCTCCCACAAGCCTTGCAATATTCGGCTGCGAGTAGGGTACCCTTTTCAAAAACAGGAAGAAGAATGTTAGTCATTGTTTCAATGTACTGTTCAGCCATTCTGTCTCCAGCATCACCAAAACCACTTTGCATATTCATCTTTAGTATTTAAGAGTAAAAAGAGATTGCGCAATTCCCTCACCAACACGGAGAATATTGTGGTTTACTGCGTAGACCCGAATTTGTCTGGCAAAATCTGGACACGACGTTAGACTTAGGTGGAGTATTTGCTCTTTTACGTTACTCATATTCACCTGCCCAGTTGGATAAGCCTCCTCTGGTTGTAAAGCAAAGCTATAAGAATAGAATCTCCTAATGAGTTGTGTCTTGGAGTGATGTATCGCCGCCTGGACAGCTTTCAACATAAGAACATTGCCAGTTTCTTCTGTAATAATGTCCTGACCATCAAACTTTAGAGTGAGATAATTGAGGTTCTCGTAAAGAATGCGCTTGTTGTCAACTGTAAGAGCCGTATTATCGTAATCAAATGGTGTTACGAAGTTACCCTGATAATTTGAATTGGCTATAGTTGGATTAGAGTTATACGATCCCGCGTTAACGTTACTCCCATGCCTCTGAACAACAAAGTAGAGTTCCTTGACTGGATTTCTAAAGTCGAGATTAAATGTTCCCTTGTTAATGCCTACACCCACATCAAATACATTCTGTTGTAATTGAGTTATGATGTAGTCCTTCTTCATTTTCTCTATTTTGGTTCGTTCGCTCTTGTCTAAGAACACAGATTCGGTACAAAGTTTAAAGTCCTTGATACTTGGGAGAACTGCGAGTTTTTGGTAATCACCACTCGTCGTTATAATTACATCTTGTGCTTTCCTAAGTGTAACTTCAACTTCCACTTCTTGTTGTTTTATGGCACATAAGGGTATAGCGAGTTCTGGGTTCTTATAAAAATAGAAAGGTAAATCAACAAATAAGTTTTCATCTGAATCTGTACCAAATGTACCCTCTGGTCTAGATCCAAGAATAATACCCTTCGAATTAACCACTTCACTCACCTTCTTATCACTCGTTCTAAGTGAATACTTTCCAATGAGTTGTTCAAGTGCTTTTTGCTTCGTTTGTGTAACGTTGTGCTCTGAATATATTTGGAGATAATCACTATGAAGCCTTTGAACTATGGTACCACCTATAATAAGATCTACGTGATCAATTATGGCATGACCAATAGATTCTATATAAACTAGAGAACCAGCTAATAGTTGAAGATTTGGGAGGGTAAACTTCAAACTTATAGTTTTTAACAAGTCACCTTGATTTTGTGGAATCTTGAACTTAATCTTTTTCCCAAAATCCGCTTCATTTTCTGGATCTAAATCATCGTACTGTGTAGAAAAGTTTGCATGCTTCTTAAAAGCTTCTACAAAATGACTGTAGTCTGGATTCCTCGTGAAATACCTGTCTTGGGATCCAGACGTTAGCATCTGTATTCTACCAGCCATTACTAATATAACTACCTAAAATTTTAAACCGGCTAATCCACTCTCAAATCTGAGGATATTGTAGTTTATGGCGTACACCCGTGTGTTATTGTAGTCTGTTGTAGTTAATGGATCAATCTCAATTGTAAACAGTTTATGAGATATGCGACTCATATTCACCTGCCCCGTTGGATAGTACATCTCGGGTTGTAAGGAGAAGGAATACATACCAAATTTGGAGGCACTAGAAGCCTGTGGAGAGTTTATATGATGTTTGAAAGGTTGTTCATAGGTCAGAAACAGATTGTTCCTATTGAAAACAACCTCATTGTTAAACCGAAGTTCAGCATTTGTAATTGTATTATACTGATTTGGATAGTTATTTTGAACTGAATCCTCTGATTGTGATACAAATAGGAGTTCCTTTACAGGGTGAGAAAACTTGAGTAGCACAGATTTTTTCTTTTCACCGGGATCCATCTTGAATTTGGCAATCTGGAGTTGTGTAATGACGTAATCAATTGGTCTAGATACCAGGAATCCCTTTTCATCATCAGTGAGATACACAAACTCTGTATCCAATGAGAACTTCTTTATAGAAGCATTGATCGTTTCAGGTGCACCAAAGTGTATAAGTTCTCTCAGGGGTCTCGTCTTGATTCTAACCTCCACGATTTGTTTTGTGAGGGCACACGTTGGTATAGATAGACTAGGGTTTCTATAGAAATAGAATGGTAAGTCTAAAAAGTATGAGTACTCACCAGTATATGCAAGTATGTTACCATGTCCATTTAAGAAGTATAGAGTCTGTTCAATATCATCATTGGTACTATGAAGCTGCTGATACATGTAAATGTATTCCCCTGTAATCTTTTGTACAACTTGACCACCAATAACCAATTCAGCGTAATCTATAAGATGTGATACTATAGATTTACTCCATACGTTGGCACTGGGGTTTGGATTTGTGAGAGTAACCTTAAGGTTAAGGTTCTTGATGAGATCCCCCTTGTCACCAGGAATTCTACATGTGAGAAGACTACCGAAATCAATCTTCCCATCAAACTGGCTCTCTACATAGTCGAACGAAAACTTCGTATGCCTCTTGAAATTCATCAGGAAATATGAAAACTGTGGTTCACCAGTTAACCACTGATCTTGGATTCCTGATGTAGCAAGTCTTAATCGACCAGCCATTCCTACTGTATATGAGTAAAATTTTGGTAAATAAAACGGAGCGCTATACTAGAATGAATCTTCAGTTGAAGAAATTCAAACCTGAGACAATCAGTGATGATCGGGTTTGTGTATTCATAGGAAAGCGTAATACAGGTAAATCAACCCTAGTTAAGGACATTATGTATCATAAGAAACATTTACCAGCGGGGATAGTGCTTTCTGGAACAGAAGAGGGAAATCATTTTTATTCCGAATTCATTCCTGACCTATTCGTATATGGTGATTACGATCGAGATGCTATAGAGAGGGTTATGGCTAGACAGAGAAAGCTGGTTGGTGGGGGGAAAACAAATTGTGGAGCGTTTATGCTTTTGGATGATTGTATGTACGATTCGAAGTTTCTAAAGGACACATGTATTCGGCAATGTTTTATGAATGGTCGTCATTGGAAGATCTTCTTTATGCTTACAATGCAGTATGTCATGGACTTACCACCAGCTCTTCGTGCTAACGTGGATTATGTCTTTATTTTGAGAGAGAACATCATACAAAATAGAGAGAAACTGTACAAGTCATTCTTTGGGATTTTTCCATCTTTCGATATGTTTTGTAAAGTCATGGACGCCTGTACGGAAAACTACGAATGCCTGGTACTGGATAACACCGTTAAGAGTAATAAAATTCAGGATTGTGTATTTTGGTATAAGGCAACTCTTAGGAAAAACTTCAGGGTTGGTAGCCCCCAACTTTGGAATATGCATAAAAAGATGTACAACCCAAAGCATATAAATCAAGTGGAACAGGACGCCAAAAAGACGACGAAGAAAACCAAGCTCAC